AGCATGTTCTCGTAGACCTGAAGCGACGTGATGACCGTCACCGGCTCGCAGGCGTCCTTCAGGTGCTTCAGCCTGCCCCAGGCGTCCTTCGCCAGTTCCGGGGCGGGCAGGTCGGTGGCGTATTCGCTCACGTCGTAGAGGCGCAGATCGGACACCACGCCGGAGAGCGTCAGCCGGTTGGGGCGGATCACGGCGTTGTCGGTCAGGCTCGCCCCGGTCTCCACCGGGTTGTCCGTCTTGTCCACGCCCTGGTCGTGCGCCTCGGTGGGGTGCAGGTCCACCAGCCCGAGGATCTCCACGATATGGGTCTCGTTCGTGAAGATGGCGGCTTCCTGCTCGCGTAATTGTGCGTTGACCGTGCGCATGTCTTTACTCCGCAATTCGGGAATCAAACCCTTGTTGTGTCCTTCGGGAGGCTCCCTGCAACTCGCTACGCATGCCGGATGCAATCGCTTTGGCGTCGCCGCCTCGGGCGTCCACCTTCACTTCACCGACGGAAACGGAGTTGTCCTGGTGCACGACGGTGCTTTTGGTTGTGCTCATGGTGGAGGTCCCGCCCACCGGAGCGGTGGGCATTGGGGCCTTGCCCCCGACCAGCGCCCCGGCCTGGGCCAGGGCCTTTTGCGCATTCGAAGGCTGGCCGGTATTCCCGCTGTCCGCCTGCTCCTCCTCATCGTCGCCAAAGAAGTTGAAGAAGCGCTTGATGGCTCCCCACAATCCGCCTTCAGCCCATGCTTTCTTGAGCTTGTCCCAAATGGCGATGACCCGGATGATGGCTCCCACCAACGCGGCCAGGCCCATGACGATCACCCCTATGGGGTTGGCGGTGAGCGCACCGTTGAGCAGCCATTGCGCGGCGGTCCATATGTTTGTGGCCCGCGCCACGAGAATGAACTCCCGAATGATGGAAGCCAGCCCCGTGGAGGACAGCAGCGCCAGTACGGCCTGCAACCCACCGGCGGCAAAGGCGGCGGTCTTGAAGGCCACCCCCAGGCCGAGAAGCGCCGGACCGGCGATCAATACCCAGCCGATGATTTGCAGAATGGGGTCGGGCAAGCTCGAAAGCATGTCAAAAAGGTTGCCGAGAAAGTGGAGCAGCCCCTCGATTTGTCCGGTCAACCCGGCTTCACCGATCTTGAAGATGAACCCCTCCATCACCGAAGTGGTGGTCTTGAAGGCTCCGGGCAGTCCCTGCATCTTGGTCTGCGCCATGCGCTTGCTTGCGCCTTCCGCCTTCAGGAGCTTCTGATTCAGTTCCTCGACCTTGTTTGAGCTGTTCGCCAGAATCAGGCCGAGCGCCCCTTGCTCCAATCCGAAGATGGAGGCCGCCTTGGCCGCGTCCAGGCCGCCCCGCTTCATGGCCTTGAAGAGCCCCACCACATCGCCTTTTGCCATGTAGTCCTGGAGTTCCTTTTGCGAGATGCCCATCTGCTTGAGCGCCTTGGTCGCGTCCTTGGTCGGACTGACCAGCTTGAAGAGCATTGTCTTGAGGCCGGTGCCCGCCACTTCCGCGCCCTGGCCGTTGTCCTGGAGCACGGCCAGCATGGCGGCCGTGGCCTCTACCTCTACACCAACCGAACGCGCGGCCGGGGCGGCCTTGCCGAAGGCAAAACCCATGCGGGCAACGTCGGTATTGGCCGAAGATGCGGAGACGGCCAGCACATCTGATATGCGGCCCAGCTCATCCACGTCTTTGCCGAACCCCTTCAGGCTGGACGAAGCGATATCCGCAGCCTCGGCCATGGAAAGGGAGCCCGCAGCGGCGAGGTCCAGCACCTGCGGCAGCAACTGGATTATCTGGGCGGAGGAGTTTCCGGCCTGGGCCAGCTTCAATTCGGCCTCGGCCGCCTGGCTGGCGGAAAAGGCCGTGGTGGCCCCCATGCGCTGCGCTTCTTCCCGCAGCCGTCCCATTTCCTCCCGAGTGAAGACGCCTGCGGCCTGAACAGAGTTGAGATTCTCCTCGAACTGCAAGACCTTGGCACCGACCCCGGCCAGGGCTCCGGTCAGCACGGCCCCGGCGGCCATCAATGAGTTGCCGAACTTGTCGGCCTTGTCTTTGGCGCGTCCCAGCGTGGAAGCCGCCCGGTCGAGTTGGGAGGCGTCCACGCTGTAGAGGAAGCGGGTGATGAGGGTGTCGAGTACGGAGGTCGCCATTTATGATCCTGTTTTGTTCCGGGCTTCAGCCTCGGCGGCCTTCTGCGCCCGGCGGTCGTTTTCCGCCTTGGTTTCGAGGATGTCCGCCATGATCACGAAGTCATCCAGGCTCAGTTCGTGGACGTCCCGGTACTGGCAGATTCCGGCGCTGATCGGTCCTGCGAGGAGGCCGGGTAGGAAGCGGCATTCTTCAGCGCGGAAACGAGGTCCAGCAGGCCGGAATCGCGGACCACTCGCTTGCAGGACTTTTCGAAATTTACGACGAGGCTCCGGATGATCAGCTCATAGACGATGTCGCCCTCCTGATCCTGGAAAGCGGTGTCCTCCATCCCGGTCAGGTCGGCCCACCCCTTGGCGACGGCCCCGCCCTGGAACCGGATGTGCTCGAACAGTTCCCGCCGCAGCTCCTCCACGAAGGCATGGGGCAGCAGCATCACGCCCTTGACGAACACGGCGGCGCTGTGGGCCAGGGACGTGGCGTCCTGGGCGTCGGTCTGCGCGGCCAGTTCCCGGCGCGTCTTGTCGAGCAGCGTCCAGGCGGCCAGCGCGGGCATCTTGTCGATATGGAACTTGACCGCGCCCCGGTTGAACTCGGGGGCGGTCAGGTTTTCAATGTTGGTGACCATTCGTTCCAGCATGATTTCTCCTTTTAAACGCCGCGCTAGAAGCTGGCGGCGGTGTAGTCGGGTTCGATGGTTTCGAACTCGATCACGTATTCCATGTTGCCCACGCTTCCCTTGCCCAGGGTCGGCAGCGGCGGGTACTTGGTGAGGATGCCGTTTTCGAGCTTGGCGGTGACGCCGTTCTCCGCGTCGCGGAAGGTGCCGGACCAGATGATCTTGGTGCCCTTCTGGACGCTGGAGGCCGAGGACTGCATGAACTTGGCCGAGGGGGAGTTCGGCAGCAGCTTGAGCGTCACGGGGCCGCCCTTGGCCCCGGTGGAGGTGGCGACCATCTTGCCGTCGGCACCCCGCTTGACACTCGCCAGTTCCACGGCCTCGAACCCGAGGGCGTCACTGTCGTCGGACCACCCGGAAAAGGTGTGGCCGTTCAGTTGCAGGACGCTTTTTTCAAGAGAGAATTCCATTGTGTCCTCCTAGTTTTCGAACAGGGTGGCGACGTCCGCGAAGTGGATGGCCCCGCTGCCCTTGAGCCACACCTTGATCTGCGGGGCCTTGCGCTCGTTGCGGTCGGACTGCGACTGCTCGGAGATGGGGTTGGCGAAAACCAGATACCCGTTGGTCAGGTATCCGTCGAAATCGGTGTTGCCCGTAGTGTCGATCACGTCCTTGGTCATGGCGGCGGAAAGCTGGCCGGGGGCCACGCCGCCGTTGCGCACGGCCTGGCGGCATACGGAGGTGACGGCGTTCACCAGCGCGGTCATGCCGCCCTCAGTCTGCGCGATCTTGGTGGGAATCTGCCGGAGCAGGTTGTAGATTTCGATGCGGGCGGCATCGATGAACCAGTCCACGAAGTACCGAACATCCGCGAACACCCCGGCCTTGAAGGTGTAGCCCTCCACGAAGATATCATCGCCGGAGAACGGGGTGTAGACGTTGACCCGCTTTCGGTCGAGTTCCGTCTTCTGCGTGGTGCTGAGGTCATCGGCCAGCGTGCCGGGCAACTCCTTGAACTTGAGAGTGATCTGGGAGTTGCGGGCGGAGAAGTCGGTGGACCCCAGCCGCCCGGCGGCGGACAGCGCCTTGAAGTCTTGAGTGCGGCTGAACACGCCAAGAGTCCGTTGCAGGTTCAGTTCCGCCGCTTTGCTGAAGTAGGAAACCGTCTCTCCGGTGATGAGCAGCTGCGGATCGTCCGAGTCCTGAAACGCCATGTAGGAACGGGACGCAACCCAAGCATCGGCCTCCGCCTTTTCGTCATCCGTAAAGGTCGTGTCCGTGGTGACGAAGTAGAACTGGCCGTTCAGCTCCTGCAAGGCGTTCAACGCCTCGGTTACGCTCTCCCTGTCCAGGCCGTCCTGGACGGTGACGCCCGAGGCGAGCGTCCAGCCGAGCAAGGCCGAGATGTCGGTACCGGCCGCCGGGGACGAGGCCGGGGAAAGGGACTTGCCCGATCCGGCGGCGGAACCCGTCAGCTTCATGTATCCGGCCTTGCCGTTCGTGGGCTCCACGAACTCGCATCCGGCCGCGATGCCGTCGGCGGTCAGTTTGGCGTCGATGATCCCGGCCACGTCGGCATAGGACACGGCCCCGGAGAAATCCAAGGCCGCAATGTCCGCGTATTCGCCGCTGTCCACGGACAGGGAGAACCCGCCGTCCGCGATGGCCTGGAATGCGGCCAGCGAGGCCACGGTCCCGCCGAACAGTGCGGCGGGCGCGTCGGCGTCGAGATTGACGCGGCCCACCATGAGATTCTTGGGGAACGGCTCCTGCTGAAAATAGATGTTTCCGGCGGCGTAGGGATCGCTGTTCGCCGGGAAGACCTCGGCAACGGCGTCCTGGTCCGCGAACTTCATCACGCGGGCCGCGCCCAGCGGCATGGTTTCATCCCGCGTGAGCAGGATGGGGATGCCGAACTCGCGCCGCAGAACCCCCTGCGCCACAATGCTGGCGCTGACATTGACGATTTCCTGGATGTTCAGGCTCATGCTTCATCCTCCATAGTACCCCCGAGGTCCGTCTCGGCGGTTTCGTTGACGGTTATGTCGATGGTCGCCTCATTGGTGGCCGCGACTTCGGCCGCTGTTGATCTGGTGACCTTGATCTCCAGGTCGAACTGGGCGCGTTCCTCCCAACGCCGGGCCTGGAGCGAGGACAGGTCGCGCACATCCGACGCCCGGTGCCAGGTCAAGCCCCGAAGCGCCAAGGCGAGACGGCCGGCCGGCGTCTCCGGAAAATCCAGCAGCGCCCGCGCCGTGTCCATGGCTCCCTTGCGGTAGAAGTTGACCGAACAGCGGGCCAGACGGGAGGTTGTGATCCGCTCCATCACCTTGGAATCGTCTCCATCAATCGGGTAGTGACGGATAGAAGCGGTGCCGATCTTCGCGTGGGAGCGGATGAGAACCGATGCGTAGATTCCGCCCGCCGGGCTCGGCCCGTTGTCCCTGGCCGGGATGACGCGCGAGGGCGGCAACCCGACTGCCTCGGCCAGCAAGCCGCGAACGGCCCGTCCGATTTCTATGTGGGTAAGGGGAGAATCCACTATGCATCCCCTTCCAGGCGAACGGCGATGATCTCGCTGTGTTCGTCATAGGGGGCACACGACGCCACCCTGTAGTCCAGCCCGTCCACGCGCAGAATGTCGCCTGCGGTTTGCCCCTCGCCGGTGCGCAGCGGCTGCGCATCGACGCTGGCGGGCAGAAAAATTTCCTTGGCCGCCACAATACGGTCGCCGCCGTCCTGGGGCAGGCGCTGCAACCGCTCGTCAGCCAGGTCCAGGGGTTGCACCGATCCGCGCGTCGGTATCTCTTCACGCTCGCCCGGCACCCATTCGCCGTTGTCGTCCCTGGTCCCGGCGCGTTCCCGCACCAACACGAGAGGCCGGGTGAATTCGGGGTCGTTCAACAGTTCGATCATTTGACCTCCCAGGACGCGGCCCTGCGGGCCGTGCCGGATTGGATCATCGGGTTGTCAACGCCCTTGGCCTTGATGGTGGCCGGGGCGTTCGCCGGTTCGTCGAGTTCCGTGATCTGCTCGGCTATCAGATTGGCCCCGTGCTGCCCCAAGAGATTGAGTGCGGCGTCGGTAATGTGGCCTTTCCCGTGCGCATACCGTTCGATCATGCGCGGGAAGTCCTCGCGCATGACATCCACGGCCGGGCGGATGGTGGGCCGCTCCGGGGCGTGGACCGAGCCGTCCTTCCTGCGGGTGCCGAACTCGTTCCAGGCCATGACGGCGGCGATGGGCGTCCCGTCCGGATAGGTGGACCGGATGAAGCCGATGTCCAGGGCGCGTTCGCCCCTGGCCGCCGCCTGCTTGGCGTTTTCCATGAACGCCTTGAGGCGTTCGCCGCCGGTCACGTTGACACCGCCCGCCATGGCTAGGGCCTCGTCACATCGACGCCCAGGAACGTCTTTCGCTTGAGATTCAGGAACGTCCGGCCATAGCCGGACTGGCTCCACCATGCCTCGTCCTGTGTTTGCGGCTCGGGGCCGGGCTGGTACGTGGTCTGGAGTTTGCCCATACGCTTGGACACGGTCGGCCCGGCCGCCGCCAGGGGGCCGAGCTTGCCGGTCGCGTCCTGGTCCGCCTGATAGTTGACCCGCAGGACGTGCGCGGCGGCGTAGCCTGCGGCGATGTCCGCCGCCGCGCCCCACGCGCCTTCGTCGAGATGCGCGAGGTACACTTCGTCCAGCACGACCTGGATCAGCGCGTCCTGCACAGCCGCAAAGGCGGGGAACCGGGTTTTAACGTCCTCGGGGGTCAACATGATTATTCAGCGTCCTCTTTGGCTTCGGGCTCGCTCTCGTCCAGAGCCTTGGCCGCCTCTTCATGGGCCTTGCGGGCCTTGGTGGCGGCTCCCTTGGCCGAGGTCAGCGCGGACTTGGCCTCCTTGACGGCGTTATCGTCCTTGGGATCGGCGTTCTCCGCCTTTTCCAGGACAACTTCGGCCTTCTCCACGGCCAGCATGGCTTCGTCGGACTGGACCTTGAGTTCCAGCACATTGGCCTCTGCCTCACGCCGGGCCAGGTTGAGTTCGCGCTGCGCCAGCTCACCGGCGGTAATGCTGGCCTTGGCCGCGTCGGCCAGGGTGGTCTTGGTGGGACGCTCGTCGAAGATTTTGAGCATGCCCGCCTCGAAGTAAGCGGGGCTGGACTTGGTCCAGACCGCCACCGGCTCGCGTTCGACCTCCACGAAGAACCTGGCGGGCACAGCCTCGAACTGCTCGTCGCCGCTCTTGCCGGTGTCGATGGCCCCGATGGCCGCCGGGAAGTGGACGCGGGTCTCCTTCCCCTTGCGGAGTTTCGGGGGGATGGTCAGCGAAATGGGCGTGCGCCCGGTGTTCAGGATAAACTTGGCCATGTGATCTCTCCTTTCTACATGCCGTCGCGGTAGACCAGCGACTTGGGGTAACGGATTTCGGCCGGGCCGAACTGGTAATAGCCGTAGAGGTTCCAGTGCATGGCGGTCTGCTGCACGGGCAGGAACACCAGCGGGATGGTGTGGTGGGTCATCACGTTGAACTGTTCCTTCTCGGCCACCACCATGCGGTTGGCGCCGCCCACTCCGGCCCCGTCCAGCCGCACGTCGGAGATGATGTCCAGCTCCTTGTGGGTGCGGGCCGTATAGGCGTTGTTCTTGCGCAGGTACTGGAGCACGGTCACGTCGGACTGTCCCGACATGCGGGTCGCGGCCAGCACGTTGTAGGGCTCGGAAGCGAGGCGGACGGTGCCGGGGAAATGGTTCTCGCGGGTGGTGAGAATCACGTCGCTGATGGCGTCGTTCACGTCCGCGACCATTTCATCCGGCGTCTTGTTCTTGAACAGCTTGAGGGCCGCGCCGGTTGCGCCATTGGGGTTGGCGACGGAATCGGCCACATCGCCGATTTCCACGGCGGAGTTGGAGTAGTAGCCCTCATAGCCGGTGATCCGGGGCTCACCGTAGAAGTTCACGCGGTCGATATGCTCCTCGCTGACCTTGCGCATGCCGGTCATGATCTCTTCCTGCGGGGAGAGGCCGGGGGCGGAATTGCGCTTGCGGGCTCCGGCGGCCAGGATGTCCTGGAGCGCGTAGTTGCCGCCCACGAAGGCCACCTCGAGCGGAACGGTGACCTGTTTCATGCGCACCTGCACCTGGGGCACGTTGTTCGCGGCCAGGATGCCGAATTCGCCCTGGCCCACCACGTCCTTGACGTAGTAGACGATGGAATCGGCGTAGCCGCCTCCGGCCAGGATATCGCCGGGGGCATAGAGTTCCTGGTAGCGGACGGAGCTGTATTTGCGCTCGTACACGCGGGTTTCGACCTTGGCGAGTTCGCTGCGGAAGTGGGACAGGCCCGCGCCGAACTCGGCCACGGCGGCCTGGGCGACGGCCGGGGCGGCGTCCATGGCCGCCAACTGCTCCTGCGCCTGGCGGGAGAGAATGCCGTCCATCATGGTGGCCGGGTTCTCGGCGTCCACGGCCGCGACGCGCTGTCCGGCCTGCTCCTCGCGCTGGAAGATGGCGTTCAGCCCGTGCACGTCCATGCCGCTGGGCTCGAAGCCGGAACCGGCCGGGGGATTGATTTTCATCAGCATGTTATCTGCTCCTTATGCGGTCTGGTAGTAGCCGATGGAGATTTCCACGATGTCACCGGCGTTGCCGGACTCCTCGTAGCGCCATCCGGCGGCTTTTTTGGGGGTGTTCGCCACGTTGTCCGAGGCCACGAAATCGCCGGGCGCGATATCCCCGGCCGCGACGGTGGCGATGTACACGGTTTCCCCGTGCACCACGTCCTCCCGAACCACGACGAAGACGCGGCCCTTGTCGCAGATCGGGGCGGATTCGCCTGCGGCGTACTCCACATTGTCCTGGGCGGAGGTGGCCGGAGCAGACAGCGAATGCACGGCCACGCCGACGAGCGTATCGCCCACGGCGGCGGGCAGGGACACCTGGCCGGACGCGCTGCCGCGCACCACGGCCTTGGCCGGGACCACGGAGGCCCCTTCGATCAAATTGGAGGCGATGTTGCTGACCGAAGCGTCCGCGCAGACGCCGGGCACGCGGCTGGCATGGTACACGCCGTAGCTTTCCTGGATGGGCATTGGCTAATCCTCCTTCTTCTGCGGTTCGCCGTTGAGGCTGGCGATGTGGGCGTCGCGGGCGGACAGGCGCGGTTTCTTCTCGACCTGGCCGCCGGGGGCGGCGTCCATGGCCGGAACGGGCTTGGCCTTGGGCTCGACGCGCTTGCAGGCCAGGGAGAAAAGAGCGTCCCTGGCCGGGCCGGACAGGGAGGACGTGTCTTCGTCCAGGGCCTGCTTGATCACGGCGTCCTTGATTTCCTCCAGCTTCATGCCTTTGGGATCGCCCTGGCACTTGGCCGTGGAGAATGCGTCCAGGGCGGCTACACGCTCTTCCACCGCCTTGGAGACGGCCTTTTCGTCCATGGCGGGTGCGGAGGCGGCTTCCTCACCGTTTTCCCCGCCTTCCGATTTTTCCTTGTCGGCGGCCGGAGCCGTGGGCATGGCCTTGATCGCGGCGTCCAGCTTGGCGGTGTTGTCCGCCATCGCGGCCGCGAGCTTCTCCAGAGCCGCAACCACGGGATCGGCGTCACGGGCCACGGGCAACGCGGCGGGGCCGGGGGCGGGCTGGCTCATGCCGAAGCCCGCCATCTTGGCGAAGAATTCGGCGAACAGGCCGTCTTTTTCCTTCGGGTCCATCTTGTCCTCCATCGTTTGGGGATGTTGATCAAAAACTCGGACCTCCGGGCCGGATCGGCCACGCGGTACGACCGCGATGTGGTTGCCCCGGATTTCCGTTTGCTTGTACTCATAGGGCTCGCCTTCGAATTCGCCCGACTCCTTCACCGGCAGAAACAGGAAGCTGGGACTGATCTGCTCGACCCCCTCCGACAGCGCCTTTTCGCCGTCCTCGGATTTGATCATCAGGTCGGTAACCATCGTCCCGTCCGAGGTGTCGATGGCTCCGGATACGTTCCCGTCGGCACGGGCGCGGCTCTTGCGGTCCCGCCCCTGCATGGCGTGTCCCACCAGCACGTCCAGCCCCTCGAAGGACTTGACGGCTTCGGGGTGAAGCACGTCTTCGGGGAGGCGGGCGACACGTATGGGCTCGTTGGGGTCGCCGGGCAGGCCGAATTCACCACGCAGATACGTCACGACGCCGGGCTGGAATATCCTGGCCCGGCTGATGAGGAAGCCGTTGGTGTCGCGCTGCCGGTTCTCGGTGATGGCGAGACGGTCGGAAACAAGATGGCGAGTTTTCATAGGGGCTCAAGGTACCAAGCGGCCGCCCGGAAGCGTCTTGAACCCGTTCAAGAAAAGAGCCCTTGGCCGCAAAGGCGGCCAAGGGCTCTTGGTGGGATTTATTCCTTGCCGAACACCCTGCCGGAAAATCGACAGGGTGTCCAGACCCGCGACGGCGCGGCCGTCCTCTCGTCGCGCAGTGGTTTATGAACGTTTATAAACTGCCCCCCCGGCGCGTTCCGCCCGAAAACGCACGACGGGCAGGGACGGCCGGACAGGAAACGGCCTGACGGATTTCTCTAGACAAAGCTTAGATTGGTGAGTTGCGAAGGGTCGGTCGGCACTATCGGCATGGCCAGGCAGCGGCATCCGATGGCTTCGCCGGGGTGCCCGTCTTCAAAGCGGTGCTCGTAGGAGTAGGTGTTGCCGCTGCGCAGAAAGTGGTTGCCGTGCATCGGTGACGGCTTCCAGACTCCAGCGCCGACCACGAACCGATCTCCGGCAGTGGTCCAGGCGTATTCGGTCAACCCGATGGATTGGGCGCGTAGGCGCGAAAATGTCGCGGTGTAGGTGGCGTTGATGTCCAGGGCCACGAACCGGGCGTGTTTGGCCGTCCCGGCATAGAGCTTCTGGAGGTACGCTTGCAGATTGCCCTCCGGCACCTTCTGGCCGGTGAAGTTCCTGAAGGCGGCATCCTTGAGCTTGCCCATCGTGTCCGCGCCGTAGCGGTCGAAATACTGCATGTAAGCCGCCGTCGCCTCGTCAAAGGGTGCTCCTATGGCCGGGTCTTGCAGAATGTCCAGGGCGGACACCCCGAGCACCTGTTGCACGGTTTCCAGCCAGCGGCGCTTCGCCGTCTTGGAAATGGTTTTAATGCCGTCCGCAGCTCGGATCGAGGCGTCGAAATCCGCATACCACGAGGCAAAGGCCTCCCAAACCTCCTCCAACGGATCGAAGGCGTCGAACGCGCCGGGCCGGGGCGTGTAATGGGAGAGAATGGCTTTCTCCCGCCGCCGAATGGCCGCATTCAACGCCTCGGCATAGGCCAGGGTATCCTTTGCCAGCAGCGCGGTAACGGCCCGGCTCGGCTTGGTGGGCGCTGCCCGCTTGGTTCCGCGCGGCATGGCCTACTCCGGCTCGCCCGGCTCGGGCTGCGCGGCCTCGGTTGACAGCGGGGCAAGGGCGTCCAGATCGTCATGCTCCATGCCTTCCAGGTTGAGGAACGGCGCGGACAAGTCCACGTCCACCCCCGCCTGTTCCGGCAGCAGCCCCCATTCCTTGGCCTGGGCCGCCAATTCGTCATCCCGCGCCCCGATGTCGAACAGGGTACGCAGGACCATGGCCTTCTTCAGCATGGCGTCGGCCTGGGTGCGTTCGTTTTCCGCCTGCTCCTTCTCCGTTGGCTGCCACAGCGGAGGCCATTCGTAAGGCTCGTCGGGCTCTACCCCGGCCAGCGGGAGCAGAATGGGGTCCAGCTTGGTCAGGGCCGGGTCCACGTTCTGGCCGCGCTGGTCCTCCAGCGAGTCGTAGTAGTTGCGGATGTCGGATTCTCCGGTTGCGTTCAGGCCGCCGGGCGAGGAGCCCCAAAAGCGGGTCATGGGGATGTCCGCCGCCGCGCAGATCGGTTCGCGGAATTCCTTCATGGTCTGGAACAGGCCGTTGAACTGCACCTGGAGCAGCTCCAACTTGTCGGCCAGGTCCAAAATCACTGCGTTGTGGGTGGATTTGGTCGAATTGACGAATTGCAAATAATCGGTGAGCTGCTGGTATTGCTTGGTGCCCAGCATGGCCCACAGGTTTTGCAGCTGATAGATGGGGGTGCCCACTTCCTGGACAAGCTGGGCCACGGTCTGCCGGACCGACATGTTCTGGAGCAGCTCCTCGAAGATCGGGGCGAGCGTGGACTCGCCAAAAAAGTAGTTGTCCTCGCTTTGGTGCTGGGACGGCAGGAAGTTGCCCCGGAACGGGATCACCCGACTTTGATGCACGGGGTGTCCGTAGATGTAATACAATTCCGGCTCCTTGCCGAACGGATAATAGCTCAGAAACGTGTCGCAGGGCATGACGGTCACGTTGGACCGCTCTATGGGGTACAACCCCCTGATCCGTCGCACATTGCCGATGGACTCATGGGGCTGCCGGTTGTCCTCCAGGTCCATCAGCAGCACCGCTCCGCCGTTGCGCCGGGTCAGTATCTGCACGTCGTACAAGGCGCGGCGCAAATAGATTTCGTCCTCTATTTGGCGCACCGCCTTTTGCTTCTCCTCGTCCAGGCCCTCGAATTTGCGCCAGCGGCGCAGCATGTCGCCAGGCGGCAACTGCACGATCTTGCGGGCAACCCAACTGGAGCGGAACAGCGTGTGGTACACGACCGAGGAACTGGAAAACGGCGTAGTGTCGATGGGCAGCAGGGAAAGGGCCTTGTCTGCATTGGAACCCAGGCCGGTCAGGGTGGACGCCACGGCATCCAGGGCCATCCTCCGGACGGCCGTATCCCGTTCGTTCTCCGCAGCGATTTGAACGATGTCCATGGTTGCCTCCTTATTGCCGTATGCCGCGCATAGCGGCCATGGCTTCCTTGAAATTGACGCCGGAGATGTCGCCGCCCACCTGCGCCGCATCCAGGGCCATGGCGTGCGCCCAGAATTCATCCGCATGGC